CTACAGGCCAGCAGCGGCCAGCCTTCGCTCTACGGCATCAAGCCGATGCGCAAGCCCGCGCGCAATGAAGGCCAGCAGCTCATCCATCCGGAAGCTGTATCGGTCGCCAGCGGTTCGATGCTCCTGCACCACTTCGCCTTCATCGCCCAGCACCTCCAGAAGCTCGTCCCACGCGTCGTAGCAGATGAACCCACGGGCGAACGGATCGAGTCCATGCGACCGCATGACCTCGATAGCGCGTTGCACGGTTAGGCCGATATGCTCCCGGGCAGCCTCGCCCTTGGCGCCGACCATTTCCAGCCACTTATAGGCGCCGATCTCCCCGCCCAGCTCGATGGCTGCGGCAAGCTCTGCGGCAGTCAGCGGACGAACCGGCGTCTTCTCCCGGGCATCCGAAGTGTTGATCGTGCCGGTCCCGGCATAGACAACTGAAAAGCGCGCGCTTGCGGTGCCTGCGCTGTAAAGGTTGTCATCGCTCTGGTAGAGAGGGCCATTGAATAGGAAGCCATCGGATACCAATCGGAAGCGGCGACTGAAATTAAACGCGGAGACTTCAAGAAATCCCGCGGCGTTACGGTTCGCGATGTAGCCGTTCCGGTCGGTCGCGGTACCGTACCCGGCTCCGACATCGATTACAGGCACGTCCAGGTTGTCGTCGTAGAAGACAAATCGAGAGGAGTTCCCCCGCAGACTCACCGCGCCTGTGATCGAGCCCCCCGTCTTGTCGTACTTTCCCGCAAGCGCAGACGCATCGGCTTTTGTAGCAGGGGCAATCCCTGCCCAGGCAGTGAGGTTCGCTGATGCCGGCTGCGCCCCCACATCGGCCGCACCGAGCACAACCGCCCCTGCCTTAGTGTTCACCGACTGCACTGGTGCGGCAGCTGCCGCCTCGGACACCGTGGTGTACTGCGCGTGCGGATCCGTCTGGGCTACGTGTGCGGCGATGGCCACTGCAGCCCGAGCATCGGCCCGACCATCGGTGTAGTACAGGTTGGCCGCGCCCTCGCTCAGATCGTCCGTCGTCGCCACGCTGGTGCCGGTCTTGCGCCCCTTCGCGTCGAAGGCCGTCTTCTGCAGCGTGCCGCCGCCTCCGTCTGGAACATCGGCAAGGGCGACAGCCGGATTCCCGGCAACGCCGTCGGCGTTCTCGACCTCGATGCCCTCGCCTGCCTCAATCGTGCGCTGGTACCACTCACCATCGGCATCGCGCGTGGTGAACCCAACGCCGGCAAGCTTGGCGAGCTTCTGGATGTTCGACGGGATCTCGCGGATCAACTTCCAAAGCGTTGGAGCCATGCCGCCGGTCGAGCTATCAACCGCAGGATTCTTGATCTCGCCGAGTTTCACGATGGTTCCGTCGGGCCAGCGCAGATCACGGCCCACGGTAGCACCAGGCGTTGCCTCTCCACCGACTCGGACGACTCGCCCGAGCTGGTCCTTCAGCTTGATCTTGCTGCCGGCCATCAGCGTGCGGTCTCCACCGCGCAGCCGGCGGCAATCACCGCATCGCGGTCAGCCTTCCAGCCGCTCCACAGCCAATCGATCACTGCGGCATCGGCGTCGCCTGCTGCAACAATTCGTGCCGCGCTGTTGAAGCGCCCTGCGGCACTGGCTTGGACGGCATTGGGGGCAGCACCACCGGTGCCGGTTCCGGGCGCAGTACAGGACCACTGCGGCTGCAGCTGCACATCACCGCGGCGGAGAGCAGCAGCAAGATCGCCTTTGGCACGTTTCGCATCTTTGAGGGCCTCCTGGTAGCGGGTGTCGTTCTCTTGTCGGCTGGTGGCCAGCGTCTGGGATGCAGCCTTCGCCTTGGCGGCCACAGCAGCGGTGGCGTCGGCCAGGCCCTGCAGGGTTGCTGCGTGGGCAGCGTTGTCGTCGGTGTGCGCCTTGGCTTCGGCCTCGTACTTGCCCTGCCAATGCGAAGCGCCCCAGCGGTAGCCCAGCACCACCAGCGGGACGGCAAGCGCTGCGATCAGCCCCCAGCGGATCAGGTCGGCATATGGCCGCAGGGGATCGAGATTGATCACTGCGGCACCTCGATGTTGTGCTTCTTCAGCTCGAACTCCAGCCGCATGATTCGCATCGTCAGCTCGTAGACCTTCGTCTCAGCTTCGCGGCGGGCCTTGCGTTCTTCGTCCAGTCCCGTTTCCAGCGTGACGAGCCGCGCCTCCTGGGACGCAATGCGCTCACCCAACTGGCCGATCAATCGGTCGTTTGCCTTGGCCTCAGGCGACAAGAAGCGATCCCATGCCATCTTGCCCAGCAGGAAGAGAACGCCAAGGCCGCTGCCCACGCCCCACATGTTCGTGTCTTCCATCAGTCGCGCACCTCGCCACCGGCTTGGCGATACACGTCCAGCAGGCGGTCCAACTTCTGCTCATGCTGGCCATAACCGGCGCCTGGCAGGCTCGCCCAGATGTTCCGCACTTTGGCGATAGCCTCTGTGATCTTGCCAGCCTGGATCAGAGGCAGCGCCCGCCTTTCGCGGATCTGCTGCAGCGCGATCAGGTCTTGGCTCAACGGCGAGAAGTCGCGCAGGTTGAGCGTCTTGCGGTAGGCGTCGTAGTAGCGGCGCAGCAGCTGGTAGCGTCCGGCAGCCGTGGACTGGATGCCGAGCTTAGGCAAATCGACCAACACGCGCGGGTGATCAGCGTAGCTGCGGAACAGCTGGCCGCCGACGATTACGTCGTATCCGCGGTCCCGCGTCGGCTGCCTGCCGTTATCCGTGCCCTCCGACCAGGCGAGCATCTGGAGGAACGCTGTGACGTTGCGCCCCCCTGCTGCGGTCTCTGAAATCTCGGCCATCTGTCTGCATGCCCCTGTTGGATTGGGGACATGCTGAGCTCACAGAGAAGGGGTTCAACGGGTGCTAGACGCTAGCTCGTAGGCGCGAAGACTAGGCCACGCAGGTAGTTCGGATCACTGAAGAAGGCGCCGACAAAATGCCCCGTGCGAGCATCAAACTCGAACGATCTCGCGACGGCTCCATCGATACCCTTCAAATTCAGGACATTTCCCTCAACAAACCAAAATGCCAAGTCCTGAGGCAATGAGGCACCCTGACCACCCAAAGTCCCAACAAGCGAACCATCTGAATTGAACTCAATCGCCACCCTGTGCGGCGACCTCAATTCAATAGATGTGTACACACCGAATTTCTGCCCAAGCAAGTGATCCCTAATATTGCTCTCTACCGATTTTTGGCGGAATACGGATACAACCGCCTTATATGCAGCCACCTTGACCTGCAATTTTTTATTCTCTCCCCGCAGCTTTTCAGCCTCCCCAACATGAGTCGCAAGCGCGCTTCGCAAGGCAATGACATCCTTCATAGGAAGGACTTCAATATTCTTCGAAGCAAGCTGACGCGCGACACTCTTGCGTTCGACCCACAGATTGAACCTCTCTACCCCCATACCCAAAATCGGCCACAAGAATGCAAACAGAAGCGCAGCCCCCAGCGGAATCCAGAGCATATGTAGCTGCGATTCATTGGCATTTGCGGTGATCGCGGAATCGAGGTATTTGAATTTTTCCTCGATTGACATTCCAGATAGCAAGACCATCACTACTCGGTGATTTACTAGAAGCCAAGTCAATGCAAATGACCCCAGCAGCGGATTCGATAGCCTCGCCTTTACGGCGTCCTTGAAGCCTTCCGTAGCCTCGTCCACCGCCCCTTGCACATCCTTTGCCATGCTCGCCCCTGCTTTCCATTAGATGTTCGGATTCTAGGCTGAACCTGAATAGAAAAGAAGAAACCCCGCTCTCGCGGGGTTCGTCGTTTCAGGCGGCTTTGGCCAGAAGTGGATCGGCTAGTTTCACCAACTCCCCCTGCAATTCCTCCTTCCAGAGGTCCACCGTATTGGCCCAGTCGTCGGCGACGTATTGACCGAGCTCGGCCAGGTGATGGGCCCTCGCCTTCTCGTCTTTCAGGGCGTGGAACAGCGCCCCAAAGAAAAACCCCGCCAGTCGGCGGGGCCTTTAGGAAATTGACGCTATTCCTTGCTTGTCTTCTTGGATGGCTTCTTTTGGGCACCTTTCTTCCCAGAAGCCTCTGCCTCCGCCTGACGCAGCCTCCTCTGCTCCCGAAGATCTTCAATTTCCTCTTCGGTCATCAAGAACTGCTCGCGCAAAATATCTTCGCGATGCTCCTTGGTGTACCGGATTGCAACATCAGCAGGCTCAAGAAGGATCGTCGGGACCTTAGCAACCTCCCAAGGCGATCGAGCGGTAATGCTTGCAATCATGTCGCGTACCGACGAAAACAAAATGCGCGCAACATTGACGCCCACTACGCGAGGGTTGAATGCCCCCTTGTAAGCTTCCCTGCACCCCTCAGCATCAAGAGTAAAAGAAGCGAACGCAGAGATTTCGATCACATACGGGTACGATTCGTCGCTCTGCGCGACATTCAATGTTGCAAAATTGTTCTTGTCCAGATCATAGAAAACAGCTGCTTCTGCGGTAACAGGCAGATCTTCGCGCAGCATTTCCTTCGCATTCGGCCGGGCTCGAATTACGACGTCTGTATAGACAACCTGATCGATCTGAAGCGGACTCTTCTTCATGCGGCCATACCGAATTCAAGCGCTTGGTAGTTCTGATCATTTGCACACAAGAAATTGATCTCATCCGAGACCCTTCCGCCACGGGCTGACCTCCCATCATGCAGCCAGAATTCGCGATAGCGACTCTGGCAAACATCTTCCTCATCGTTATGCCCTAGGTCGGCGCTTGCGTAGATGATCGCTGGCGAAATTTCCAGGCGCTCTTCGCGGCGAAGCCTGAAAGCCAGGCAGTCGTCATGCTCCGGCACGAATTGGAATTCCTCCTCGTTCAATCGAACGGAAAGGTGAGCTTCGCCCCCCAACGCAGACACATAACGGAAGACGGACGACAAAAGCATGTCGCTGCGCGCCTCCATCTTCGACACGGCCGCCTGACTGGTTCCGAGGAGCCCAGCCATATCCGCCTGCGACAGGCAGGATGCATTGCGAAGTTCCGCCAACGGAAAAGCTGCTCGCAGCTCCCGATAGCGCTTCTCAGCTTTTACACGCACCGCTTCCGGTCTGGAAGCCAAGAAATCATCAAAATTCATATTTGCCATGATCAGCGCCCCCGCCCTTTTCCACTTCCCCGTGGTACCACTTTCCCTGAACCCCCTGCCTGAGAGGCCTTCAAGCCGGCCTCATGTTGCTTAAGTAGCCCTTTAGCTTTCTTGATGTACTTCGGATACCAGAGCTTTTCGCCCATTGGCACCTTGTCACCACCTACGAGCAGAATGGCGTTCTGCTGCGTATCAAATACGTAGATGATCCGGAACTGCTTCCGCTCGAACTTGATACGAAGCTCCTTGAGCTTCGACAACCTCTCGCTCTTCGGCGAACTCTTGTCCTCCAATGTTCCCGAATGAGGGCGATCAAGAGCTGGTCCGAACTCCCGAAGCAACTTGATCTTTGCGATGACTTCAGTCTCTTCATCCGGCGTCAATCCCCTGATGAATTCCTGCACTTCGGGAGTTAGCGTGACGTTCCATGCCATGAAATATAACTCAGGAGTTATGCGAACGAAACATGTGTCTCGTTCATTCTGTGCGATCGATTCACTTAGCGCGCCCAGGCTTCCCCCCTGGTGCAAACAGATCATAGCATTGTGAAGAAATCATCACATTTCATTACAAATCATATAGTTGTGCGTGTGATGCGGCCAACACCTCCACAGCCCCTTGCAAGACTTCCCACCTTGCAAGCCGCAACTTCTTAGCCCTGCTACCATCCCGGTCAACGGATAGGAGCAGGGCTTTTTCGTGAAGGACTGGACCAAAACCAACTACGGTACCCCGAAGTCCTGGGACGAGATCCAGCGGGAGAAGCTGGACGCGGAGCTTGACCGTGTGATCGATGGCCCCGGCCCCCGAATTTCCACGCTCGTCATCGGATTCTTCGTGGCGGCCATTGTCACCGCCGCCTGTTTCATTGGCCTGATTTACCTTCTTCTTCGCTGATCTGCGTCTGCAACTCATCAGCAAGCTCTAGCAGCTCCGGCTCTTCGTGGTTCCTACCAATTCTGCGTAGCGTGTTGAGCTGTGCAACGATATCCCCAGCCGGCGCTTTGGTGGACCTGGCCAACCATGCAACCGCCTTCGGGTGGGTGAAGACCCTGGACAGCAAGTTCGCTGAGACGGCAGTACCGGCCGACCCCAGCAGCGCCAGCATCGCAACCCCCGTATTGCCTGTGGCTGCTGCAGCGCCTGCCGACGACAGCGTGCCGGCCACCTGACCGATCAGCGCCCCCTGCCGAGCTGTACCCGACGGATTGGCGAACACCTGCGATCCTTCCCGGATCTTCGACGTCGCCTTGGCGATGGTCTCCATGTTCTCCGCGAACTCCGGGCCGTAGTTCTTGAACAGCACCTGCTTAGCCTGCGGACTCATGTTCGCGTAGTTGGTCAGGTAGGTATTCATCGAGAACAGGCTGCCGTCGGCGTCCTGCTGACTGCCAACCGCCCGGCCCATACGTCGAATGAAGACAGAGGACACCAGCTTTTGATCCTCCACCGGCAGCGAGCGCATGACCTCGCGAAGCATCGTGGCGCCCTCCTTCAGGCCACGCGTTGCTGCGTTGTAGATGTCTTCGCCGCCGTTGCGGTTCAGCACGGTCTCGATGCGCTCCAGACGCTGGATGTAGTCGGCATGGTGCTTGTTGGCAGCTTCAAAGGTCTGGACGGCCTTCGGATTACCGGTGGCCTTTACCGCCTGCTCCATGTCAGCAGACAGTGCGCCGTACAGGCTGCGCCACTTGCTACGCGGCACGTCGCTGACCAGGCTGGAATTGTCGATTTCTCGGCCGACCAGCGTGCGCAACTTTTGCAGCGCCTCGTAAGGCAGCTTGCCGTCGACCTGCGACTGCAGGAACTGCTGCACCTGCCCTTCGACATAGTCCTGCCCGAAGTTACTGCTGGTGATCGAGGACTCCGGCGTAATCTGCTGGTCGATTTGGCGTGTCGAAGGGAGCTGAGCATCGATGTCGGCGGACGATAGGAGTTGTGCCTCGATGTCTGCCTGGGTGGGCAACTGCGCATCAATCTGCGCCCGCGTCGGAATGCGCGCTGCGATCTCAGCGTCACTCAGCTCCGGATCCATGTTGTTCATACCAAGCAACCGGCGCCGCTCGTTCTCCTGTTGCACGCGGAACCGCTCCGTATAGAGCGCCTTGGCCTGATCATCGGCCTGCTGGACCAGCTCAGCCCGGCGGGTTTCGATCATGTTGGCGAGACGATCTCGCAATACCTGCTGCTCTGCCTGCAAAGCTTGGCGCTGCTCACCGCTGGCAGCGAGCATGTCTTGTCGCTGCAGGTTCGCCTCCTGTGCCAGTTCTCCCCGACGCGCGGCAGCCTGCCCCTGTAGGTCGCTGCGCAGATCCGCAACTTGATCGCGAATGCCCGGGCGACTCAATACCCCTTCGATGCCCTGGGTATCTTGGCCAAGCGCACCCTCGATGCCTTGCAACCGGCCGTTCTGGAAGAAGCGCGACGTGCTGGGTGCACCGGGGATCGTGGCGTTCAGGTCCGCAAGCGCCGCCTGCGCGTTCGATACATCAACGCGTGCGTCCTGCGGAATCAGCTCATCTAGCTGGCGATACAGAGCGTTGCTTTCCGCGCGCGACAGCTCCTTGAAGCCTCCGGCGCCAGTGATGCCGCGCTGTATGGCCAGACCGGCAGATTCCGGATCGATGGTCTGTCCGCCGGGCGCAAGGCCGCTGGCGATTTCGTCAATGCGGCTGCCGAACTGCGATGCCTGCCCTTGGGCGAACTTGTCGATGCGACCGGCAGAGCCCGGAACACTGCCCAACATGGTTTCAGCCGCCTGCAGGAAGCGGTTGCCGGTGGCCTGGCCTACGCTCGGCTGCACGCCTGCATCACTGAAAGTCTTGAGGGTCTGCTCAATCACCGACGGGTCACTGCCGCGTGCGACACGACGCACCGCCGCGCTTGCAGCTGCCGGAACAATGCCGCTGGCGGCGCGAGGGATCACCGCCGTCGCAGCACCAGGCACCAAACCACCAGCCAGCGCGGCTGCCAGCTGCGCACCGGTTCCGCCGCCGGCCTCACGGGTGGCGCCAGCGGCACCTGATCCCGTAGCCGTTGCCACGCTCTGCAGCACCGGCTGCGCGGTCAGGAAGTCCCCCACCCGGCCGGCCACTGTTGGCGACGCTGCAGCAGACCGACCCGCATTGAGCAGACCGCCCACACCCATGGTCAGCGCGGTGCCTGTCAGCGCCTCACTGATGTCGTTGTAGACCCGCTCCTTCGAACTCTGTGGCTTGGGCAGACCAAGCTTGTCAGCCAACCAGCCGCCGGTGTCTCGGTAAGAAGCCGTCGGCACGAAGCCGTCACGGCCAGCGACAACGTCTGCCACGTCCGGCGAGTGGAACGCCTTGCGGATCGGATCAGTCACCGCGTAGTTGATCGCATCGCCGCCAAAGGCGCCCAGCAGCGAGGCGGCGCCCTGGAGAACCGAGCGCCCACCCATGGCAACGTCACGCAGGAGCCCGGGCTTCCACCCATCGCCCATTACCTGATCTTCGGTGCTGGTCACAGCAGTGCCCACATCCGAGAAATCCGGCCGCGCCGCCTGCACAACAGGCAGAGCGGTGATTGGCATGCCACCGGCCGGGCTCGGAAACTGGCGCTGGATTACGGCTTCGATTTCCGCATCGGGCATCCCATCCGGGAACTCGGCAATGCTGCCGTCGGGCAGCTCGATCTCGATGGGCATTACTCGATCCTCCCGGTGGCCGGGTTGAACCTACGGCGAGTGCCGGGGGATGCCGGCGCCGCCGGAGCGGACAATTGGCCCCCAAAGACGGCACCAGCGGTCGGCGCGGCCATTGCGGCACGCTCGGGGCCGAGGCCGGTGGCAATTGCCTCCAGCGCAACCTCGCGGGCACGAGCCTTCTGCTGCAGCACCTGCGGCGAATCACCCGGCTGCGGCAGATAGGTCTGGCCGTAGATGTCAATTTCCTGCGACGTGATAGCCGCGCCGGTGTCCTTGCGCAGCACCGCAGAAAGGAACTCTTTGGATGCCTGCTCGGCCTGTTGCCGTTCGGACGACACCAGTGAATTGACGGCGGAGGAATCGCCGACACCAGGAAGTCCACGCAAGAACACGTCGGCCGCGCCACGCACCGCCCCTTGCTGACCGTGACCTGCCGTCATGTTGTTGGCCAGCGTCTCCAGCAGCTTGTTGGCTTCGGAGCCACGCCGCAGGTACACCAAGTCCTTGGATTGCCCCTCGGTCAGTTTCAGGCCGCCACCGGCAGCGCCGGCACCCGTGCCTGTCGAAGCGCCACCGGGATTCCACTGGCCGCGCCGCTGCAGATCGAACTGCTGCTGAGCGATACCGAGACGCTGACGGGTAGCATCTGCGGACGCATAGCTGCTCGCTGCGCTGGCATCAGAAGCACGCGCGCGGGCGGCGTCAGCGGCCATACCTGACCTGCCCTGGTCCGTCGTGGTGATACCACCGCCGCCGGTGAGGAAGCGGTTCGCCAGGAGGTTCTGGCCCTCAATGGTGCCCAACTGCTGCGGACCATTGGCCACGCCCATCAGCGCGGCGTTGGCGCTATCCCAGTCGCCTGCCAGCGCACGCGACGCAGCATCACCCCGAAAGCCCTGCTCTTGGACATCGCCCGTGTAGCCGGAAAGTTGCCGTGGATCGATACCGGCGGCGAACAGCGTCGCGAGATCCGCGGGTGCGTCCAGCTTTGTCAGCGCGCCGGGCAAGTTGGCGCGTGCATCGGCTTCGGACTTCTTGATCCGCGCTTGCGCGATCAACCCTTCCAGTTGCGCGGTCCGACTGGCCCCGCGACCGTAGGCTTCTTCGGTATTCACACCGCCGCCAAGCACGCGGCCCAGATCATCCCAGCCAGCCATTACGAAGTCCTCCACAAGGACGGATCACTGAACCAGCTGCCGGCCTGGTTGCCGAAATTGGCCGTGCTGCCCGCTGCAGCGCCGGACATACCGCCACCACCACCAGCACCGCTGGCGGCACCCTGGGCAGCACCGCCCATCAGAGAAGCCGCAGCAGTGAGCCATGGGTTTGCACGCACGTTGCGGAGCTTCAACTGGGTGATGTAATCGTCACCTTCCGACATGCGCCCAAGCAGCCCCAACTCCGACTGCAGGCGATCAGATGCCCGGGCCTCTCGCTGGCGCTGCTGCACAGGAGCATCGAGGCGCGCCATCAAGCCAGCGGTCTTATCCGCATAGTCACCAATGCCCAATGCCGCGTCGTTCGCGGACTGGCGGTATGCGTTGCTCACCGCGCCCACTTGGCCAAGGCCTTGAGTTGCGCCCGCCTGCGCTGCGCGCACCTGATCTAGGTACTGGCCGGCAGTGCTGGAACGATCCTGCTCGCTGGTCGATAGCGCGCGATCTCGCATTGCGTCGGAAACCGCCTGATCAGCAGCATCCTGGCGCTTGCCCTTCTGCGTGATCTGCGCAGCCAAGATTTTGTCCTGCTTCTTCGCGACCTGCTTCTGGTTGACGTGATTGGCCGCAGCAGCAGCCAATGCCAGAACAATTCCAACGCCCATCAGCGGCCCCCTTGCCCGAATCCGGGCGTGTACAACAGGTTGTAAATATCCCGGTTCCCGCGGCGCTCGGCAGCAGTGTTCCGGCTCGTTTCATAGACCTTGGATAGGCCACCGAATACGTCGCCCAAGGCATCAGTGGTGAGGTTCGCGTTGGCGCCCGCGAGGTTTGCCTGCAGCTGCTGCGCTGCCCGCGTGCCGCCGGTCGTCATATCCGCACCGGATTGGGCGAGAGAAATCATGTTCATGCGACTCTGTTCGTCCGCATCACGCAGACCGCCAACGGCCCGCTGCGCGAGACGATCTGCTGCCAGGACGCCTTGCTGGAAGTCCTGCCCCAGCTGCCTGTTCGCGTCGATAGAGGCCGAGCCACCGGTCTGGCCGTTGCGCGCCATGGCGAACTTCAGACTGCGGTCGGCCGTGGCCTTCTGCTTGTCCAGGTTCTGCCGATAGAAGCTCCGACTCGCTTCGAGGAAGTCGTTGATATCGGCTTCGCGCTGCGCGCCGCCATAGACCTGGTTCACCAAGCCGACGTTGCGCCCGATGTTCGCCTGTTTCAGGTTTTCAGCCTGCGTGGCCCTATTGGTAGCGCCGTCAGATCCGCCGCCCATCACTCACCTCGCAGTCGGGAAAAGTGGGCGACGTCCTCGCCCCGGATGCCGTAATGGCGCCATACACCTTCCGGCTTGAAGCCCAGCGAGCGCTCGAACCATTCGATGGCCAACTCTCTGCTGGTGATCGCGGACGTCTGCACGCGGTGCACGTCACCCTCAAAAATGCGGTCGATCATCCAGCGCGTGACCTTGGTCAATGAACGCCATTGCTCCGACCAGCCCTCAGTGGTGCCGAGCATCCAAGCCTGTAGAACTCCCGTTCCTGCAGGGTGGAATCCGCCAGCTGCTGCAGGCAGGTTGTCGTTTTGCAGGATGGTCACGGCAAACACGCCGCTCTGGAATGCCGCATCGATAAACCACCGCGCGGCCACATCCTCTGAGAACTCGTCCAGACCGCTGAGCGCGATGAACTGCGCGCGCTCGTCCTCGCGCATCTTCTTGGCCAGATAGACGATGTGTTCCGGTCTGCACGGGATCACATTCGATGGGAGGCGGGCTGTTTTCATGCCGCTATGCTCGGCCTGCCCGCCTCACGTTCAACGGAGCATCAGGCCATGGGCCTTGCGTCCTGCAGATACACCTGCAGCGCGTTCCATTGCCACTTCTCGCTACCGTCGTAGGTCAGCCGCACAGACAGTGCCGGCGCTGCCAGCGGCATGGCGATCACCATCCCCGGCACGGTATCGGCTGGCACCACATAGCCAGGCGTGAACAGACCGCCGTTGGTTTGATCGATGCCGAACGACACGGATACCGCGCCGTCCCCGACGATGTCGAAGCCGTAGATCATCTTGGTTACGCCAGGCTGGCCGAAATCGAGCCACGGCCACTGAATCACGCCTTGGAAAGGCACCACCTCAAACGTCCATCCGTCGTTGTTGATGCCAATCTCATCGCCCACCAGATCCTCATCAACTCGATGGATGAAGTCACCCGAACGCAGGTACAGCGTGTCGCCGGCAATAGCCCAGTCCTCGATCTCGAACGGGAAGTCGTATCGAGACCACGCGCCAACCTGGCCAACGCGCGTCATCGTGTAAACGAACACCTGGGTACGACCATCGACCGGAAACATCAGCCAGTACTGACCAGCCGCGGGGAAGTAGAGGCCCATCGGCGCCGCCATTTCCTTCATGGCTGCTTGAACCAATGGGTCGATGGGCATACCCACATCGCCGGCCTGGAAATTGGTGCTGCTCGCAGCGATGCCGACCGTGCGCACGCCCTGCGACGCAAGGAAGAACAGATCATTGGAGACCGGCGCCATTGCGTGGTGCTGTGTGCTACCCATCGGTAGCGCATCCAGCAACGCCATGCTGGCCGGGTCTTCATCCACCTGCCAGAGCTGGAACGCCTCGGCATTGAACGGAATTAGATTGCTCCGATACAGACCCATCGCGGCCACAGGATTGGAGCCATAGTTCTGCAGGCCGGTGGGCAAGTAGCCCGCGTCGTCTGCGCCGGACCAATCCAGCGGATTCACTGTCGCGCTGTACCTGACGATGTCGTCGTCGGCGCAGAACACCTTCGACGCGGCAATGGCCACAATCGTGGTGTTCGGGCAGTTTGGATCCTCTACCCGACGAGACACACCGCGGAACAGAACGCTCCCATCGAGCACGTATTCGCCCGCACCATCCGGCCAATCTGGCTCCGTACCACCACTGACGTAGAGCGGTTGAGCCGTCCAGGTGACGCGCGTGGAGGTGATGGCCTCCCACGTGACCTCGTTGTCGACCACGCTTTGACCGAGCACCGGCGGCCAGGCAGGTTCGTTGGCCGCCGAGAATCCCGATTCCGGTTGTACTGCCCGGTATGCGAGGCTGTCAGGAAGGCCCGCGAAAGTCCCCTGCACCTGCAGTTCGTCGCCCCACACCGGATGGCTATGGTCAGCCACGGACCAGAGCGTGATGCCGGCGCGGCAGTAGGTGGCGCCTGCTGGGCAAGTGGAAGTGACTGACGATCTGTTCCAGCGGCCGCCTCGCCCGTCATCGACCACATTGCCCTTCCAGGGCGAGCCAAGCGGCACGTCGCCGGCGTCGAACCACTGCACCTCAACCCAGCCGCGCGTTGCACCGACGATTGATGCACCCTGCTGGATCATGCACGACGCGGTGATCTGCTTGCCCACCGGCACAACCAGCTTGGTCTGATTGAGCGCGGTACCCGTGGGCTGATTGCCAGCCAATCGCAGGGACGCGTTTCCGCTGAAGCCGTACCCATTGAAGTACGTGACATCGCCGATGTAATCCCAGCCCTCCTGCCCCGAATTGAATCCCCCGTTCTCAACAACGGTGGAACTCGGCGGCGGCATTGTGATGGGCAGGACGATATCGCCGGGTTGATAGAGCGTGCCTGGCTGCCAAGTGGGGTATGCCATTTAGTTGGCCTCGGTCTGGTTGGAGGACGCGCCGTTTCCATAGCGGTCGCTGACATTGGGCGGAACAGTGGTGCCGGTGCCGCCGCCATTGATCGGGGTTGCAGCGCCTTGGCCATTCACGTCTTCGACGACCGTTTCTCCGGTGTTGCTTGGCCACGTCGGTTCCGTCGTTCCTGATCGCGGGCTATCACCAGACAGTTCAGTCACCACGTAGCTGTAGCCGTTGTCCGTGGTCGGTACTACGACATCACCCATTGCCCTTGCCACATTCGCCGTCCACGGCGTCATGCCTGCGCGGTTGGATTCCACGCGGTACGCGATGCCATTGCCGCTTGTGGAGCGCACCAATTGCCCGGGCAGGTAGACATGATTCGGCTCCCAGACCTCGCCTTTCTCCAGCCAGTAGTGGCGCACCAGACCGTCTTCGAACTCGGCAACCACGTACAGGTAGCCAAGAAACGGCAAGGCGAAGTGGATGTCCTTGATGGGCATGTCGTCAGCCGTTGGATGGCGGATAACCTCCACCTCCACAGCCGGATCAGTCGATGTCGTCACCGTGTGTGAGAAGACGACGAAAGCCCCCTGAAACCACACCAAGCCCTTGGTTCCCGCAGGCAACTGAACATCGATGCGAGTGCCCGGACGACAGGCAATCGTGCGCGCGGCCGTGACGTACCCATTCAACAGCTCGAACAGCGATTCAGCCGACGCCCCACCCTTGTCGCGCAGACGGGTGATGCCGGCCTTCACTGCAGAGAGTGCTACTTGCCTCATTCTCAATTCTCCTTCAGCAGCGGACGCACGGCCGGCGCTGGCGTGCAGCTACCCGGCACATAGCGCCTTGTCTGGTGAGATGCAGCGATCAAGCTACGGATGTACGCCGTGGCCTGGCTCGCGTAGTTCGCAGCGTCAGCCATGCCGTAGTGCGCCTTTGCGTTTGCCAGCGCCTGCAGGAACACCGCCTCGGGATCGACGGTCAGAACGTCGTCGTCGATGTCCAGTGGCGACATACCGAAGTCACCCTTGATGCGCAGTTGCCAGCTCTCATCCGTTGGTGCCGGCCACACCTCGATGCACTGGCGGACCTCGTAGTGCGAGGGAATGCCCATGCTGTGCGAGCCGTACAGCACCGGGTTAATGCCACACACCAGCGGACGCCAGCTGCTATCGCCCTGCGAGATACCCACCCACTCCAACTTGCCCGGGTCGAGCTTGCGCGGACAGTCGTCCGAGTTGCCTTCCAGGTCGTAGAAGCGCACTCCCGGCACCATGTCCCACGTGAACATGCGGCGCAGGCGCATCACCGAATAGCGGTGGTAGAGCAGTTCGTGGGCGCTGCGCGTGAAGTCGTCCAGCAGCTCCGGCATGCCTGGCGGCAGAGCGCCCATGGAAACCTGCACCGAGAAGCCAAGGCGACGCGCCAGTCGTTCCCGCATCTGCTTCAGGGTGACGGTGGGCTGCGCGTCGTCGCATTCGCAGTTGTAGCCAGTGCTGACATCACCGCCGCCATCGTCTCCCTCGACCTCGAACTGGATCTTGGCGGTGTAACTGCCGGGCATCGGGATCGTCGATCCGCCTGGCCCGCCTTCATAACGCGAGGGCCAAAAATCAACGTACTTGTCAGCACCACCGCCCCATGCGCTGAATGGGATGCGCAGAGGATTCGGGCTGAACTGGACGACCTCACCCCCGGCCGGAATGACGTTACTCGGGTACGGTGCCGCCTCGTTGTAATGCTTGGCGAACGTCTCGTTGTCCTCCAGCATGGCCTCGTAATATTCCAAATCATCGCCGGTCGGGTTCTGTGCGTTGAACTGGATGAAGTCCACGATGACCACCAGATCAACCACGTTCTGGAAGTTCATGATGAACAGCCCGTCACCAGATACAGGCGATGAACTGGTGAATGTGAGGGTGCCGTTCCCGCTCTCAGAAACTCCGCCGCCGAGCACGACATCGGTCACGACCGCCACATCGGCAGGAACGCTGTCAAAGTTGTATTTGATGGCCATGCAACCTCCAAAGAAAAAGGCCGGCCGGAGTCACCCCCGACCGGCCGCCGTCACCGCCGCCAGCGGGTCGGGTTACTGCTTGCGGGACTCGCTCTCGTCATCGATCGCGGCCAGCAAATCGTCACGGCTCTGGCCTTCGGTTTCTGCCGCTTCGAGGGCAACGAGATCCGCATCGGTCAGCCCCTTCAGCTTCGCAACGATGGACGGCACGTCACCGGCCAGCAGCTCGGTGAAGTCGACTAACTCAGGTGCGCCTGTTTTTGCAGCCTTGGTCGCTGCCTTCTTCTCGGCCGACGTCTTCGGTGCAGCCTTGGTCGCTGCCTTGCCTTCACTCGGCTGCCGATTGGCAATCCAGCGTTCAAGGTCACGCTGACCGTGGAAGTGATGGGAGCGCGCGGCGTCGGAATCCGCATTGCCGCCGTACTTCTTGACCAAGCCGGCATACGCGATACCGAAGTCGAAGTCAGTCAGCTCCACGTCCTTGGATTCGATCTCGGTGACCAGTTCTTCACCGTAGATGTCTTCGAGGATCGGCCGCTCGTATTCCAGAACGGTCGTGGGCAGTTTGGTGCTGGCGTCACGGTCGATCAGCAGCGTGATCAGCAACAGGTTGATGGACTTGGCCATTACTGCACGCCCTCCAGAGTGATGGGATCAGTTGCCGCGGCGCCCAGCTTCACGAACTTGGGCAGGTCGGCGATTTCTGCGACGGCGCCCTGCGTTGCAGTGGCACTCAGCAGCGTGACCCAACCGGGGTCACCGGCAGCCGGAGTGGCACCACTGGCCAGGCCGGGATGACCCTGCAGCAGCACGCCGGTGGCCACGGCAAGGTTGGCGCCAAGATGGGCCAGACCTTCGCGACCGAAGCCGCCCAGCAGCGGGGTCTTGTTGAGCGCAACGATGTTCGCGCCCGATACGGTGATGGTGTTCAGCATTTTTTTCTCCTGGCCGGCGAGGCACTCCCCGCCGGCACGTTGGTGGCGATCAGGCGATGCTGAAAACCGCGTTCGAGTTGCGCTTACGGCAGGTCAGGCCGTAATCCGCCGTCTGGCCGAAGTAGTACGTGTAGCGGTCGTACACGCGCGGCGGAGTGCGACGGATCATCCAGCGACCCTTCACCGGGCGCAGGCGAACGGCTTTGCTGTTGAGGAAGTAGCCGCGCTTCTTCCACGGATAGGTGATCGGGCCCAGCTCTTCATCCAGAGCGTCAAAGGTCGGATCCCACACAATCGGCACGCCCTTGAAAGCCAACGCCTTGGTGCTCGGGTCGAGCGTCACGCCACCGGTGGATGACTGGCCCAGGTTGATCTGACGGCCCATGACCTTCAGTGCATCAGCCTGGATGGCGTCGTACATGTCCGAGCCCACGGGGATGAAGTCGGGGTTTCCCAACTTGCCGTAGGTGATGGTCTGCCGCCACAACGTTTCCAGCGCGGAGATCAGTGCACCGGCAGCGCCAGTGGCGATGCCCATGCTGGCGAAGTTGCGCCACCACGGCGCATTGGCCGCATCGATGCCACCGATGACGCCGACGTTCGGCGTGGTGCTGACCAGTGCGTCCAGACCCGGCGCAGCCTTGGCGTTGGCCGAACCGTCCAGGTGCATTTCGCGATCCCAGTTCTCCTGGAAGCCGTCCTTCAGCGTGGTCCAGCCTTCATCCAGCAGATTGACGATCTGGATCTTCTCGGCATCGGTCATCTGCGCCGACTTATCGTCGGTCAAGATGATGCCGTTGTTGGCCAGCTCGGTTTCGTTGAGGCTGAAGCCATCGTGCGCTTCGTAGTGCTGATACGGCGCCAGGCGCACCGTGTCCTTCTTGTTGTAGCTGACCTGGTCGTCGCCGGAGTAGTTCTGGTAGTTGCTGTCGTTCGTGAAGCGCACCTTCTCGTTGAAGATGCCGTTACCGAACACGCTCTCGATCTTCTTTTCGGTCAGCCACTTGGCAAGCGGACGCTCGCTGGTGAACTGATCGATGGGGGCATCAGTCGCGTAGGACTGCATCTGGTAGTTGGCGCCGCTGGCCAACTGGGCGGGAGTCAAAGGCATATCGCACCTCGGAGGGAAAGAGGAAGCCCAAACGGGCGTGGTCTCTCGCGTTCCGAGGGCGCGACTCTCGTTTCAGCGCTACCGGCGGCGAACCCGGCTTACGTCACTCGCGATGCCGACAGTTGCCGGCTGGAACGCAATATGCGCCAGCCGGCATGCCAGTCAACGGGGTTATGCGGTGGGACGCGGCTCACCAGCCAGATCGGCTTCGGAATCGGCAAGGGTCAGTAGCTGCCGAACATGCGGCTCGCCAATCTCTTCATTGGGATGTTCGCTCGTTTCTTCGCTCATCGCGCAGTCCTCTCGGGTTGGTTACCGGCCCGCAGCCTTGGCGGCCTGCACACCGAAGTCGAAGGCGTTCTCCTTCGTCGGCGCTCTGCTCAGGTCGATGCCGGTGGCGCGCGCGGGGTTGTTGGGTGCTGCTGCAGGCTGGCGCTGTACTGCCGTAGCGACGGGTGCAGGCGCGGCCAGATAAGCCTGCTGGATTGCCGCTGCCCACTGCTGCGGCGGCAACGTGCTCTGGATGACGGCAACCATCGGCTGGATGGCCTTGAACTTGGCCTCGAACTGCGGATCGGCAGCGCGCAGTTGCTGGCCGAGGGCGCCCACCTGCTGCAGCGCGTCTTGATGGGCCTGCTGCTCTGCTCCCTGCTGCTCGGCCTGCTGCCGCTGGCGCTGCTGGCTATCTTGCTGCAGAGCCGTAGCGCGGCGGGTGCGGATCAGCTCCTCCGCAGCGGCGCGCGTCATGTCGCCGTCGGTGACCTGCTTGGACAGGTCTGCGTGTTCGCTCAACGGATCGTAGCCGGGCGCCGGTCGGCCCAGCTGCTTGGCCAGCCAGGCCATCTCCTGCTGCATGAAGTCATAGGCCTGCCCCATGGCAGCCGGGTCACGCGAGTTGATCGCGGCCAGATAGTTCAGGGCATTGCCCATCTGCTGCGGGTCGGCGCCGGTGGACTTGATCGTCTCTTCCCACTGCCGGCCTCGTTCGGCATCGGGGCGTAGGGTTTCCACCTCGGCGGCGCGCTCGCTCAGCTCACGGAATCGCTTCTGCGTACGCTCGTTGGTGATGCCCAGATCCTTGAGCTCGGCATCGACTGCGTCGGGTTGGTTGGTTGCGGTTGCGGCTGCAGCAGCAGCTGCTTCGACACCTGCAGTCTTTCCGCCGTCGGCAGCGGTAGTGGACGCAGCATTTGCGTCTGCATCAGCATCAGTTCCGGCAGCAGCATCCGCATTATCGGCAGCAAGCTGGCCATCAGCGGCAGCAGCTGGCGTGCCGCCCTCTTCCAGCACTTCCTGTTCGCGGGCCTTCTCCACGCCCTGACTGAAGGCATCAAGCGCTTCGGTGGCAGTGGCGCCGTCGTTGGTGGCCTCAGTTGCTGCGGCCTGTGCAGCGGCTGCTGCGGAGCCGTCATCCTCGACGACGGTGGTGGTGTCAGGTTCGTTGTGTTCAATACGCACGTGTCTATCCTCGCTGGCGGCGTTTCGGGTCAAGCAGGGGTGATTGCCGGCGGCATCATTGCGGCCGGGTCAGGCATTGCGGATGGATCGATGGGCAGCTGGCCGCCTTCGTCACCGAGCATCAGTGCGGGATCGCCAGCCATTTGGTCGGCGCCAAGCGGCATGGCCATCGGGTCAACCGGCGCAGGCGGCTGCGGAATGAAGGTGTAGGGGTCGATGCCGGTATCACCGGCCCGCTTCACCGTTTCCACCGCCAACTGCTCAAGACAGTTGGCGATATCCAAAGGCGACGATTGGCGCATCTGTCCAATCTGGATGGCGGCCTGTTGCAGCTGCGGCAAGAGGATCGACCATTGCTGCTGACGAAGCGCGGTCGCGGGCTTGCCAGAGGAGCCAGCGCGGATATCGACCTGCACAACCATGTCGAGCATTTCCGGCTCGGGCACGTTGAACCACATGGCTTCATCGCCGGCCATTGCCGCGGCGTCTTCGTAGGCCAGGCCATTGGGCGACGTCGCCAGCTCAGCCGTGTAGGCCGCAAGCTCCGACAGCATTTCGTCCAGGCCGTCGCGTGCGTAGCCGATGCGCGACTCGGTCCCCTGCTGCTGGATGTCCGCTTCGGTCGCGGTCTTGGCCACCTGGATGCTTGAGGACAACGCCTCCTGGACGCCCCAGATCATTTCCAACTCCGCGCGGATCACCTGCGTGTCGTACAGCGCGGGGTCGATCTGGTTGTAGCTGATGGGGAACAACGTCTGTTCCGGCCGCTGCCCCTGAAGGTCAAGACCGACCATTTCGCCTGAGGACGCATCCTCCAGCCGCTTGGCGTCTTCCGGGGTCAATGTGCCTCGATCAAACCCGGTCTTCGGGATGGCACGGCGGCGGTGCGTCTTGAAGTTCGTGCGGACGCGGTTGTATTCGTCCAACAGCGAGCGCGAGCGGTCGACCAGCGATTGCGGGTGACGCGCGCCATCGTTCCAAATCACCGCCCAGTTGAAGAATGGGTAGTAGCGCGTGCTGCGCTGCTCAGGTTGGAACGGCTGCCGCAGGTAGCGCGAGCAGCCCTCGGCAACAGTAACCACGTGGCCGGTCTGCTTGTTCCAGATCTCCCAGATGCACACACAGGCCTTGCTGGCATCCACGGCGCCGGCTGCGCCCTTCGTGAACGCATCAGCCTGATCGCCCGGGGTTGCGCCGCCGAACCCAGCGCCTTCGGCAGTACGACCTGGCACACGGAAGTAGGACATGGCCGAACCAAGGAACTCAGCCGCGTCCGGATATGTGGCTTTGGCCTTGTCCATCGGCATGAAGAGCCGCTGGGCGATCCAAGGGCTGTCGGCGTAGCTCTGCAGGCTCGCGCACTCCGGCGCCACCTGGATGTCTTCAGCGCGCACGAAGTCGATGCACAGGGCGTTGAAGATGATGCGCTGCGCTTCGTCCTCTGCCTGCTGCAGCTGCTGCTCCAACTCAGCGCGCTGGGCAGAGTCATCGCCAACGATGCCTTCGGCCAAGCTCACCTGCAGCTGGTCGATCGCGGCAAGGCTGGACTGCAGGCCGACGATGTCCTGCTGCAATGCCGCGTTGTTGCCCGTCTCGCGATGCCAAGCAGCCTTCATCCAGCCAATACCAACACTCAGGCCCGAGCGCACCAACGGATCAGCAGCTGCCTTCAGCTTGCCCTTCTTCCACAGGCGACCGATGACGATCTCCAGCGTGGTGGCGAAGGCCTTGGCGTCCTCTTTGATGCGAGCCGATACGGCCTCGGCCAGCTCAACGCTGGTTTCAGGATCACGGGCGTACAGGAACGTCGTCAGGATGCCGACGTAGGTACCAGCAATGGGCACGCGCACGTCGAACACGTCTGCGTTTGCCTGCTCCTGGCAGTAGGTCCGATCCTTCGCGTAACCCTCGCGGGCAGCCTTGTCGAACTCGCGGGACTCTTCGATACGCTTCAGCCATGCCTTGACCGCGCCCTCTTCTTCCATCTGGGCAGCAGCGCGGCGCTCGGCTTCCGCCTGCTCCAACTCGTCCGCTTCGATTGCCTGCGCCAGCTGGTCGCCTGGACCGGTCATAGCATTTCCCTCTTTCGTTCCATTGCGTCGGCTGCCTCGCCCGTGTGTTCGAGCCATTGGCGGCTATAAGGCTTGATGACCCGAGGCTGTTCAACGGAGATTGGCGCGCGTGCGCTGGCCACTGCGGGGAATCGGCTATGGATGAAGTAGCCAATGGCATCAGGCGCGTGATCGAACCCGGTGGTCTTGTCCGGCAAGCCGTTGGCATCGAACGCCTGCTTCTCCAGCGACTCGGTCAGCTTCGGACAGCCCAACGGGTTCACGCGTAGACGCCGCACGCCTCGGGCGTTGCACAGCATCGCGTTGACGCTGACCACGCGGGCACGGATGCGGGGATTGGAGGGAGGAACCCGCACGATGAAGCCAGCCGCACGCAGCAAGCCCAGGTCGGACACGCTCGCGTTGTTGGTGTGCGTGCTCTCGCCGCTGGCATCTGGATAGACCGCGATCTGCCGCTCCCCGAATCGCTCCCGCAGCGCAACTATCATCGCCGGGGTGTCGCGGATGCCGGTGAACTCTTCCAGCGCATATGGCTGTCCGGCGCGGATTACGCACGCTACCGCCGTCATGTTCATCACGTTGAAGTCCATGCCGACATGCAGCCGGTCCTCATCGTTGATCGTGGCCAGCGTGCTGTTGAGCTTACGGTCGTACGCCGGGTACACCGAGCCGCTGGTCAGGTTGACGAACAGTCCGTTGATGTAAGCCTTCACCAGTTGCGCCGGGTACGTCTCGAATAGGGATTCGATGTAGTCGTCGGGCAGGAAAGCTTCGTTGTCGTAGGTGCTGGCATGCACCTTGCCGTACAGCTCGGCCTTCTTCGGGTACTCGCCGGGGATCTGCTCGAACTGCTCGTATACGAAGTTGAAGCCCTCAGGCGTCGTCGTGACATCGATGCCGTTCTGCAGCCCCGGGGCCTTCACACGCAGACGGGCAATGATCTTGCGCCAGGCTTCGTGCGCCTTCTGCTTCTTCAGCGTGTCGATCTCATCGACCAACGCCTTGCCGACCTTGAAGCCCACGATGCTCGATGGCTTGTCCATCGAACGGCAGATCACTGTGCCCCGGTACTGGCGACCGGCGTACAGGTGAACTTCCTTGTTGGACTGCGCGATCTGAGCGCGCAGCCCCCAATCGAAGGCAACTTCCTCGATGGTCGGGTAGAAGATGTCGCGGATCTGCGGGTAGCTGGGAGCGAAGTAGCCAGCGGGAACGCGCGGGAACTCCCAAGCGTGCTGGCACAGCGAACCGCAGCCCACCCAGGTCTTGCCGGAGCCAAAGCCCCCTACGAACGCCCGGAACTTATGCGGCAGTTGGAGGAAGTCCGCCTGGGGCTCGTTAAGCGTCGGCACGTTTGCGCCCGCTCACTATCGTGACAGTTACAGCGGCTGGAGGCGGAACGTTGTCCTCACCCTTGTCGCCATCATCCAACCCCGCCAGCTTTGCCTTGCCCATGGTGGCCTGCACCATTGCGGCGCCCTGCTCCTTCTTCTTCGCAACCTGCCGGGCTTCTTCCAGCTCTGCCACCAGGCCGGCAATCGTCACCCCATGGGCAGCCAACGCCACCCCACGGAGCTCGACGAGCCTTGCGGCGATCTTGGGGTTATCCAGTAATTCCTTCGCCGAGCGATTGATCGTCTCGGGTTTGGCCTTCGCTGCGCTGTAGCACTGGCGGTAGGCTTCGCTGGCGTTGCCGCTCTCCAGGTACCGCTGACAGAAGGCCTCCTGCTTCGGGGTCAGTCCTGCCATGGGGTCAGCCCCCTACGGCAGTGAATCGCCGATTCCCGGAAGGCATGGCGTCACCAAGGGTCATGGTCCCCGGCCGGCCGCACGCGGCCCCTTCCGTGTCGGCTGCGGGCTGTTGTCGACACCTGCCCGCTGGTCGTGCCGGTACCCATTGCGCCTCGGCCGGCGCTCCTGTGATCGATTCGTTGGTAGTGGGCGTCTGGCGGTCGCTCATGCCGCCATTACGCGGCAATGGCCAACTCATGCAACGGAGGGAATTCAAGCTCCATCTGCTGCGGCGCCCTACCCACCTCGCACGGCAGGCTCACGGTCTCAGCCAGCGCCCAGGCAGGAAGATGAAACCGGATGTCGTCTTCCAACTCACACAGGTCCGGAACAGACGCGCTCTTCCCGCCCATGTGCTGTTCGGCATAGACACCCATCACCCAGTCGTAGTTATCCGCGAAGAACTTGTCCGTGCGCGCCTCGCCCGCCATCAGGAGATAGACCTCGTCCAGGCTGTTGATGGCCACTAGCGTTCCAGCGCCGCGAGCGTATAGCGTCTGTCGCATGCGCTTCTGCAACCGGCAGGCCAGCTCCTGCACAGTAGTGCAGCTGGAGAGCTGAAAGGCCGGCTTGATCCGGCGCTCTATCTGCCGGCGAGGGGTTGGGTCGTTTGCGCGGGATTCACTGATCGGCTTTCCCATCGCCATTTCCTCCAGGCCCTGCTGAAATCCTAATCACCACCTGTCCACCCTTGCGCGGCTCGTCGCGCACATAGGGATGGCTCACGAATCGCTTGTCGTCGATGCCCAGGGCGTCGGCAATCCCGTCGCGGGCCGGCTTGAACCGGGCCAGCATGTTGTCGTCGTCCGGCCGCATGCGCGTCGGCGGGTAGAAGTCGATCTGTAGATGTACGCGGCCACCGGGTAGCGCAGCACCCTTCCAGCCAGCGGCAATCGCGGCCACGCCAGCAAGGTGCCGCGCAGCCTTCGCCGCCTTGGCCTTCCGCGACCAATGCACCCGCGCGTTCGGCGACAGGTCTTTGTGCGGCCACGGCAGGATCAGCTCCTTCATGCAGCCACCCGGATAAGTCCGAGTTGCCACAGCTGCAGCATCGTTCTCTCGTGGGCGCGTTGCCAGATATCGGCCCTTTCCTCGCGACTGAAGCGCTTGCCCTGGTCAAGCTCTCGGTGGCAGGAGCGACAGCCGCTGGCAAAGAAGCAGTCGTGCGCCTTTAGCGCCCCGCCCTTGCCGTGGCGCGATTGATTACTGTGGCATGGCTCGCCCGGGCCTCCTTCGCACAGGCCGTCGATCTGAAGAGTGCAGTCGATCTGGTAAGCGAGATCCAGCAGGTTGCGGTCGCGGTAGTTGCCGTGCATCACGCAGCTCTCCGCACGGGCGCCCACGTCGCCAACTCTTCCTCGGCCTTGGCCGACCACTGCACGCCGCGCTCCGATCCCTCTGCATGCACGAACTCGATGAACTCGCCCATCTTCCGCCGGCTGTACTGCGACGTGCGCGCCCCGAGCATGACCATGCCGCCGTCCAGGCCCTGAGCCTGCCGCACCTGCTGCTCGAACGCCGCGGTCAGCACTGCCTTCCAGCTATCAGCCGGCATCTTGCCGATCACGATCTTCCCGCCCGCGTCGGTGTGCGGCCAGTCCAGTTGCTTGGCGATGTCGCCCAGCGTCGCCCACATGCACGCATTGGCATCCAGCGTCCGGCGTGGTTCGCGGATCTCGATCTCGGTGTCCTGCCCCGCCCCCACTCGCTCCAGTAGCTCGGCGATGGCGCGGTCGGCGATGACCAGCCGCTGCGGGTTGTCGTGGCGCATCTGGAACAATCGCTTCATAGGTTACCTCCAGAAATCTCATCGGCCCGTTGCATGCAGCGCTCTTTCGCGCCTTCGCCGTAGTGGGTGCAGATGCGCGTCGTGCCATCCACCAGCACGTAGACCGGGCCGTTGATGCCATTGAACTTCGGAAGGTAGAACCGTCCGCATTCGGATCGAAGGTGCTGCTTGTTCTCGCCGAGAATCCAGCGCATCAGAAGTTCTCCACTGCAGGTCCGCCTGCTTTTCGTTTACCACTGAAGAATCCGCGCGGTCTTGGTGCGCCATCAGCCTGTGGTGCCAGGGGAAGAGGTCCATCCCAGTCATCGATGCGCATCTGATCGAAGCGATTTCGGAAATGGATCCGCTTGCCTGCGCGAACGTTGCGGCCTTTGGCGATGTGCATTTCCACTACGCCCTGCAGGTGCGATTGCCGCTCGGGTGTGTCGTAGTAGTCCTCGCGATGCAGGAACACGATCACGTCGGCCTTCTGTTCCAGCTCACCCGACTCGCGGAGGTCCGTCAGCGTTGGTCGGCGCTCAGTACGCCCGGCGACGTTGCGGTTGAGCTGGGCGAGCATCACCACCGGGATGCCCCATTCCTTGGCCAGGGTCTTTCCGGCCTGGACGATGGCGCCGTACTCGAAGCGGGCCTCCTTCGCGTTGATCTTGAAGTCGTGAATGTGATCGACCACCAGCAAGTCCAGCGGATTGCGGTAATGCAGCCGGCGGGCGCGGGCCTCGAACTGACGCACGGTGATGCCAGCGGTGTCGTCTATGAAGAGGCGCGCACCCTTCAACTCACGCAGCGCGGCGTGCATGCGAGTCGCGTAGCCGTCAGCATCCTCAGCCCCCATGTCGGGAACCTGCAGCCAGTCATGCGGCACGCCGCCCAGCGAGGCCACGTTGCGCGTGTGGCAGTCGTCCTGGCTCATTTCAAGTGAAAACAGGCCAACCGTCTTGCCTCGCAGGGCGTTGAAGGCAGACAGGTTCAGTCCGAACACGGACTTGCCCATGCTTGGCCGCGCCGCGACCAGATACAGCGTTGAGGGTTGCAGGCCGTGCGTGGCCTCGTTGAATTCCTGCCACTGCGTCGGCAGCCCGGTGATCCGCTCGCCGCGTTCACTGCGCTCGTTGAACCGCGTGAACCAGCCCTTGAGGCTATCGGCTGCCAGCAACAGCCCACCCTTTTGCGCCGGCTGCAACTCCCCGAACTGCTGTCCCGCCTCGGTGATGATCTCCGACACGTCGCGGCCATCGCGCTCGAACGCGGCATCAGCCAGGCCATGCCCGAACTCAATCAGCCGGCGGCGCGTGGCCATGCTGCTCACGATCCCGGCATGCGCCACGATGTTGGCGGCCGACGGCGTGGTGCTGGCCAGTTCGATCAGGTACGCGCCATCACCGACCTGGTCCAGCAGCCCGCGCGCCTCGAACCAATCGCCCATCGTCACTGCGTCGAACGGCTGGCCGGCATCTGCCGCCTCCCGGATGCTACGGAAGATCAGTGCGTGATCGCGGCGGTAAAAGTCACCCTCGGTCAGCGAGTCGGCCACCAGCGGCCAGGCCTCGGGCGCCAGCATCAACCCACCCAACACTGCCTGTTCGGCGTCAACGCTGTGCGGTGGCACACGGACGGCGGGCTCGTCGTGGTTGTAGAGCGCCGCAAGGTGCTCAATCTGATCGCTGGAATTCATGCGTCGTTCTCGTACTTGCCTTCGATGACCTTGGCGAAGTTCGACGGGCGAACAAGCCATTCCAGATCGCAATCGAAGGGCCGACCATCACGGCCGGTCGTCTTGCCCATCAGGAAATCCGAGCCACGGATGTATTCGAAATACCCCCGCCACCAATCCAGGTTCTGCCGGCCGAACTCTTCGGCCCAGCGGCGCTGCAGCAGCTTCCGGCGCGTTTCGTTCCAGTCGCGTACCTGCCGCAACTCGGGCAGGACTTCGTGGTACAGCGCGACGATGCGCTGATGCGGGCATGCCGGACGAGCTGGCTGCTGGTCACCGCTGTCGCCATCGACTGACGATTCGTCGTCCTGCGGCGCAGCCGTGGACAAAGAGGCGTTAGCCTCTTCTTCTTTCTCTGTATCTGTATCTGTATCTGTATCTAGGGCGCCACTATTCGTCACCTGTGACGTCACAACCTTGTCGCGCTTCCTGTCACGATAGGCGCGAGTCCTTGCGGCGCTTGAGTCCGACGAGAACTGGCGCTTCTCCCAGTTCTTAATGTTCCACTTGGAATCGATGAATCCCTTGGCGATAAAAAGGGCCTTTGTTTCGGCCAAGTCGGTGTCACTGATACGCAAATGGAACGCGATCTCAGCGTCACCGAGCGTCACTGTGACGTCACCGCAGCGCATACAGAACAGCATCACCAATCGGCGCTGCATAGCCTCCGGCAGCATCTGTACCTTTGGGTCGGTGGCGAACTCGGAGTACATGCGGAACCAGGCATTAGCCACGACTGTCACCCAGCTCAAGCTGCGGCGTAGGCTCGCGCCTGCGCTCCGCACGGGCATCTTCTTCAGCGCAGCGCGCGAGATGCTCACGGACTTCTTCGGAGCTCATTGCAGGGCCGTGCAGCGCCTCCAGGCACACGTCGCACATGCCGATCTGGTCGCGGATTGCGGTCACGTTGCGCTCCTGTTAGCCATGGGGTTCACCTGCTCCGTCACTTTTGAGTCCCTTAAAAGGGACCACTCGACCCGGGCGAACCGGGAGGCGGTAGCGACGGTTCGTTTCCGTGCGCACCGCATGGGTTACTGCTTCTTCCAGCGTCATCCCAAGGGACTCGGCGTACTTCTTGAACTGCTCCAGCTCAGGGCCGGACAGAAGTAGTTCCATAGGCCCTCCCCAGGGACTCAAAAGCCCCTTCAGGCGACGCAGTCTTCATGGAACCCTTTGTCCTGAGACGGGATGGCTGAAAGCGCCAGCTCGCGAACGAAAACTGCCGGCTGCATTCCATTGAGGTTTGCCAGTGCAATCAGGGCCGCGTACTCAACGTCGTTGAGCCGCACCTTGATTGCGTTGTCTCTGATGTGGATGGGATCGGCGTACATGGGGTCAATCCGTTGAGGTGTCAGTGATGGGTGTTGCGAGTGGTTCGACCAACGTGATTACGCTGGTGGTGGTATCCGGCCGGCTCTATGCGATGAGTCGGCGGAATGGGCGGACGCGCGTGAGATTCGTGCAGCGCCCGAAGCGGGAGCGCCCCACCCTGCCCGGCGTTGTTGTGCAGTTCCCAGGAGGTCGCTGAGTGGCTCGGGTAATTGGGGGATCCCCCCTCGCGGTAGGATGCGATTTCCACACCACTACCCACCAACGAGGGGAAATCTATGAGCAACAAAACGACGGGCGAGATCTCTGCGGAAATCCTGGTTGCCTTGATCGACAAGACGCCTTCCACCGGCAACATCAAAGAAGACGCTGCACGCGCGGCCGAGGCGTTCAAGGTCATATATGCGGCCGTCATGCGCCCGGTCGGCTAAGGGCGATACGCAGTTCCTCGTACGCTTCAATCAGGTCGCGCACGGTTTCGAGAAAGCCACCGCCGTGGGCGACCACCCGCTCCCTGGCCATCGCCATGATGGTCAGGGGGTCGAGCGCCGGCATTTCAACCTGCATACGCTGGCTTGTGAGCGAAGCAACACGACGCTCCAGTTCGGCGAACCGGAATTCGATTTCGTCAGGAGACATGCGAGGAATCCTCTTTGTTGTTTCCGCGTCGATGGGTGCTGGGCGTGCAGTGGTTCGACGGCTGCGGGAGGCGTGCTGACATGTCAGACCGCCTCGCCTTCAGGGGCCGGGCCGAAGACGTCCGGGCGGAGGTCGTGGCGGGAGACGCCGAAGCTCTGTTCGATAGCGCGCGCATATTTCGGCGCTACGGGCCTTCGGCCGGTCACCCATTGGCTTACGAAACTGGGGGCAGCCCCGATGCTTTTGGCGAGTGCGGACTGCGTTCCAGCCAGATCAACTGCTTTTCGGATGTGGGTCGTGTCCATGTCGAGAACATAGCACCGCTATCTACGTGTGTAAATAGCTTTGCTCATCGCGCCATCGATCAGCCGTTAATAGCATCGCTCTATGCCTAGACCAGCCAACCCCAAAACCCCGGAAGGGGCAGCACTCACCCACGCCATTCCTGCGTCCGGCTTCACACAGGCGCAACTGGCTGAAAAGCTGGACGTGACTCCGGGCTTTATTTCCCAGTTCGCTAGCGGGCACCGGCCGGTTCCATGGGATAAGGCGGCAACGCTTGCCCCACTTCTAGGGCTACAACCAAGTCAGATCAGTGCTGACTACCGTCGCATGCAAGATCACTTCAGCGCGTCTCAGCCCCAGCGACTCGACTTCGGGATCATGGCGGCTACCGTCACCGTGCTGCGGAATTACTTACAGGAAGTTGGTGATCCACCGAACTTCGTAGAGGATCCGATCATGCTGGAGGCGGCCTATGAGGTCGTGATCGACTATGGGCATCCCGTTACGCCCACCAACGTCATTGACCTCACCAAGATTCTGAAAGAGAGGGTGAGGAGAGCGATTGATGGGGAAGACCAGGTTCGAGGAATTGGCAAGAAGGCTGGCGGCAAGAAGCGCTGAGTTGCACGCAGAGCGTGGTTCCGCGCCACCTCTTGCGCTTGTAAAAGACCCTGCCGAGGAGCCAGCAGAGGAGCCTCCCTCGCGACTGCCGGACTGGACATCATTCCAGGCTGTGGACGTGTCAGAGCGGGCGCTGATGATGCACAAGATCATGGTCATCGCTAACACGCATGGCTGGCAGATCGCCGTTACGCACTTCCTCATGACCAAGGGCGTGCCCTACCTGTCCGACCTGACGACGCCGCAGCTCGATGACCTTCTAGACAGGATGCACGGCTACGTTGATGCTGCCGAGATGGGCGCGTGCATGCATGACGCGATGCCAACGACGTAGCCCTTCCCTGCCCCGCTAGTAGGGGCTTCTTGTTAGCTAGCTTTTCCAAGCAACTACATTGGCTTGGATAGTAGTGTCCCAATTTGGGACACGCCAACAAAAAACCCCGCCGGAGCGGGGTTCGTTCTGTGGGTTACCAATCAGCCGCATGCGGCCCTGGCTCTTTGCATGAAGGCCTCAACAGGCGCACTAACCTCTTCAGCGCTCTGGGTTGCCTTCATCTTTTCATCCATTTCATAAACGATCTGACTAAATTCAGACCGAGCGAAACGGGTAAGGAGATCCCGAATCATGGGCTGGTAGGCGATTCCATGGTGCTCAGCGATCATCTTCAAGCTTTCAATCAAAGCCGATGGAAGCCGGATAGATACCAACTTCATCGCCATCGCCTTATCGAATTCTTCATGGACACTCTGCGGCGCCACGGCCACATGGTCCTCGCTACGCCCATACTCGCCATCTTCCCATTTGGCGGTGATTGACTGATCAATCATGTGCGTCGTCATGTTGCTTCCTCAAAAGTCTGTGGGTTTCCCGTGCTTCCGATAGATCGCCATCTCGGCATCATTCGGCGGGTAGCAAGTTCGTATGTAAAAGTCGCCTCTTGGGACGTAACACACCTTGAGAAGACGCCCCTTATTTGTGGGCGCAATGAACCAGATGGTACGAGGATCAGTCTTGTGCTCCTCGCGCAAATCAACCAGCAGTTGTCCGGTAATGTTTGCGAAGCATTGATGCACATCAACCTCGCTGACACCGTGCTTGGATGAAAGCTTCCTACTTATCTCTTTTGAAATGATGATCTGCGCCATCTGTCGGCCCTCCCTGCCAAGCCACATAGTCTAACGACTGTTACGCGTATATACAACGATCAAAGTTCGCCACGAAACCATTGGTGCACAAGCCTATGCAACGTATATACACCAACGAAAGTGAAGATTCACTGTCGAGCGAAACCTGAATCTAAACAATGAACGTCGTGTTATGGATTCAGAAAGTATGTGCCCGTAGATAGCTGTGCTGTTGCAATTGATAGATAGCGTCGCTATTCTTCACCCATCGCCTCACCCTGAGGCCGAGGGATGCAGAGATGGCACTTCAGCAGCCGACCAGCGACCAGCACGCCAGTGCAGCTCGCCACTTCGACAACCAGGAATGTCCTCGTTACGCGGCCAGGGCTGCGATTGACGACACCGCACTCGACGCACTCCGCGCCACGCCGTCGATGCTGGAGGAGATGTTCGGCGCGCAGATGGCGGAGTTCTTCGCACAGGCCGCTCGCCTTCTTGATTCGCACAAGGACGCAGAGTTCGCCGCGCTGATTCGCTCGACCCGCGACTCCTACGTCAACGGACAGGTCGAGGACGTTGCTGAGTACGAAGAGCTGTCGATCAACGGCGCGATCAACCACCTGCTGCGGGAGTGCGCGGCATGAGCGCCCGCCGCCTCAACGCATGGCTTCGCTTCTTCTGCCAGTCCGCCGAGTACGACCTGCTGCTGTTCGCCGGCTGGGTGTTTATCGCCGCTGCGGTTGTTCTGTTCGTACCGCTGCGTCTGTTGCAGATCACTGGGGGTGCCTTGTGATCCGCCTCCTGATCTACGCGGCGCTGCTGACCTTCTTCGCCGACATGCTCCGCAAAGCTTGGATGGTGCGCGCCGATTCGCTGGTGCTGCCAATCGCTGCGGCGGTGATCGTCTTCCTAGTTCTGACTGTCCGCCGCTGCCGGTTCCTCTACCGCCGCCTGCGCCGCAACCGCATCGCCTTCATTCGACCGCGTGGCGAATTCCCTCCGCAACGCAAACACGACGTTCGCTGATTCCCCTGCCCTGCGCACCTCCCCAAGCGCAGGGCGTATCGCGGCAACTGGCCTCCCCACCAGAAACCGCACCCGCGCCGGCCGGGCAACGCCGGCACCTATTCCCCAAACGCCGGCAGCGCCGGCTGGAGCCAACCACATGAATCTCCCTGCACAGCAGCAGAGCGCGCTTGTACCCCAGCCGCGCCAGCAATTTGACCTTAGCCCGCAGACGTTCGAGCAGGCGCTGACCTTCTGCGACTACCTCGCCGACAGCGACTTGGCCCCCAAGGACTTCAAGGGCAAGCCGGCCAACTGCCTGATCGCCATCCAGTGGGGTTCCGAGCTTGGCCTGAAGCCGCTGCAAGCCGTGCAGAACATCGCAGTGATCAACGGGCGCGCAGCGCTTTGGGGCGACGCGGTGATCGCCCTGGTGCGCAGCTCGCCGCTGTGCGAGTACATCACTGAATCGGACGACGGCAATGCCGCGATCTGCAAGGTGAAGCGCCGCGGCGAGGCAGAGGAGATCCGCACCTTCAGCATGGACGATGCGAAGGCTGCAGGCTTGGCCGGCAAGCAGGGTCCGTGGACCCAGTACCCGAAGCGCATGCGGCAGATGCGGGCCCGTGCCTTCGCCCTGCGCGACGTCTTCCCGGACGTCCTGCGCGGCATGCCCATCGCCGAAGAAGTGATGGACATCCCGGCATCGGAGCCACACCGCACGACGGCTACTGTCGTCTCCACCGAGCCGGCGATCTACTCGGCCGAAGAGTTCGCCAAGAACCTGCCGGACTGGAAGGCGGTGATCGAGTCCGGTCGCAAGAGCGCCGACGACCTGATCGCGATGGTCGAAGCGAGGGCGAAAGCCCGCATGACCGACGAGCAGCGCCAGCAGTTGCGCAACTGCGAAGCCGTCGACGTGGCCGAGGAAGTGCCGCCGGCACCGGCTGCCAACACCGAAGCCACCACCAAAACCGATCCCATTGACTGGGACGCCGAAGGAGACCGCGCATGAAGATCATCAACCTGATCCAGGGCACCCCGGATTGGCACGCCCACCGCGCCCAGCACCACAACGCCAGCGACGCACCGGCCATGATGGGCTGCAGCCCGTACAAGACCCGCGCGCAGCTGCTGCGCGAAGTGGCCACCGGCGTTGCCCAGGAAGTGGATGCAGCCACGCAGCGCCGCTTTGACGACGGCCACCGCTTCGAGGATCTGGCCCGGCCGCTGGCCGAGCAGATCATCGGCGAAGAGCTGTTCCCGGTCACCGGCACGAACGGCAAGCTGTCGGCCAGCTTCGACGGCCTGACCATGGATGGCGAGACGGCGTTCGAGCACAAGAGCCTCAACGACCAATTGCGCCAAGCAATGCGCGACGAACTGGAGTTCGGCGGCGATCTGCCCTTGCACTACCAGGTGCAGATGGAGCAGCAGCTGCTGGTTTCTGGCGCCGAGCGTGTGCTGTTCATGGCGTCGAAGTGGAACGGCGAAGAGCTGGTCGAGGAACGCCACTGCTGGTACGTCAGCAACGCCGAGCTGCGCGCCAAGATCGTGGCCGGCTGGAAGCAGTACGAGGTAGACGTGGCTGCCTACGAGCCGGAGGCACCTGCAGCACTGGTCGCCACCGGCAGCGCTCCAGACCAGATGCCTGCCTTGCGCATCGAGGTCACCGGCATGGTCACTGCGTCGAACCTTGCCGAATGGAAAGAGCAGGCCATCGCGGTGTTCCAGAACATCAGCAAGGATCTGGTCACCGATCAGGACTTCGCTGACGCGGAGAAGACCGTGAAGTGGTGCGGTGATATCGAGGACCAACTCAAGGGCGCCAAGCAACATGCCCTGAGCCAAACCGAGAGCATCGATGCGCTGTTCCGCACCATCGACGCTATCAGCGAGCAGGCCCGCTCCACTCGGCTTGCGCTGGACAAGCTGGTCACGAAGCGGAAGGAGGAGCGTCGCACCGAGATTGGCAATGCAGCCCGCCGCGCGGTGCAGGACCATGTACGTGCCATCAACGACACGCTGGGTGAGCATGGCCTGCAGATGCCGTCGACGCTGGTCGCGGACATCGCCGCAGCAATGAAGGGAAAGCGTTCGTTCGCCAGCATGCAGGAGGCCGTCGACACGGTGGCCACCAATGCCAAGATCGACGCCAGCCAGGCCGCAGACCGCATCCGCGCCAACATTGCGATCATTGTCGAGCAGGCCGAGTACTCCACGCTGTTCGCCGACCGCGTGCAGCTCTGCGCCACCAAGGCGCCGGACGACCTGCGCAACCTGGTGGCCACTCGAATCGCGGCACACAAGCAGGCGGAACAGGAAAAGCTGGACGCCGCATGCGAGAAGATCCGCGAGGAAGAGGCGGCCAAGGCGCGCAAGCAGCTGGCAGACGAAGCGCTAGCGAAGCAGAAGCAGGAAGACGCCGAGCGAGTTGCTGCAGCTTCAGTTCCCAGCACCACCGTCCAGCACCAGCAGGCCGTTGAGTCCTTGCTGGTTTCTCGCCCTGCAGCGGTCGCTTCGGCACCGCCCACTACCAGCACCGGCAAGCGCATCAAGCTCGGCGAGATCAACGCGGCGATCAGTCCGTTGTCCATCACCGCCGATGGCCTGGAATTGCTCGGATTCAAGCCGGTGGCACTGGAACGCAGCGCGAAGCTCTACGACGTTGGCCAGCTGCCGGGCATCTATGAAGCCATGCGTTCGCTGATCGTCGACGCCGAACACAACTACCCCCTGGCGGCCTGACCATGGCCACCAGCATGCCCACCGCACACAGCAGCTACGTGCTGCCCCAGCACCACCGGAACCGGACTGCAGCGACGGTGCGCCGCATTGGAGGAAGCAGCATGAGCAACTGCTCAGCGCGCCCTCTTTATCAACGACTCTTCGTGATCATACGTACTCAGGTGGGAGCCGGTGAACTTGGCGAAGTTCCTAGCCGCCGCAATGCTGTGAGCCAGCAAGCTGAGCAGGGAAGTTCGAAGGAGCATGTAGTCATTGAAGCCGTTTGCGTTCTTAGGAATCACCACTTCTGTCGCGGAATCAGCTTTGGGAACGCGTCCAGCTGCTCTCTTGGCGGCAACTCCAATGGTCTTCCACAAACCAATCAGTTGGGCGACCTGTTCGCCGAGTCCTTGCTCGAGACAATGAAGGCGATCCAGAGCGCTCTCGGCGGCTGGCAAGCAGGGGTGCGAAAGCTCTGCAAAAATCCAGTTGAGCTCTTCTCGCCCAATAACGGTTCCATCGGGCGCAATAGTTGCTTCGTCCAAAGTCTCGATGATCGACCCAAGCCTTACAGGGAGCATTGCGATTTCCGAATGGAGCAGGCTGCCAAGAATTTGGGCCGTCATCCGTCGCTGGTTGATCGTCTCTTCGTGCTGTCGCTCAGCAATAATTTTCGCCTCTTCAGCAATCCTTGCCGAGTCCTTGGCGATCTCTGCAGACAACAAGGTGATTTTCGCCGTATCGGAAGCAATATCGGCGGCGCGATTCGAGGTCAACCAGCTGCGAGCTGCTACAACCACGGTAGCGATACCAACGAACGCGCCAACAAGCACCGCCCAAGCGTCCCACCAAACCACGCACGTCTCGCTAAGCAACCAACACTGGCTCACGCCATCCAACATGCTCATTCCCTGATCCCCCTGTGGATTGGGCGGCATTCTGCCATGCGTGCGAAAAATCCTCTCGCCGCCCGCCCGCAGGGGGTGAAGGATGTCTGATGTGCAACTCGCTGTCCGAGAAGCCGTCACGGCTATCTACCTCAGCGATTCCAGCGATTACCTGCCAGCGCTCTACAGCGTCGTGCAGGCACTAGACCCTGAGATGGCCGCGCTGATGGATTCGGATATGGACGCCGCTCTTGCACTCGCTGCGCCTGATCTGGTTGCGGACAGCCCGCAGGAGGCGAGCGATGCATAAATACTCAGGCAATCCCTTCAGCAGCATCCATCATTCTGCGCGCTGCAGCCCGCGCAGCGCTGATACCAGCGGCGAGCGCTTCGTCCTGAGTGCTGTATTCCCCAGAAGCCTCAACCATCGCCAGCACTCGGGCCTCATAGCCAAGGTGGACATAGCCTGTTGCTGTGTACGGCCCAGAGCCGTTCCGAATGGCAATCAGGCGGCACGGACCCTCGAAATGTTGAGCCATTCCCCTTCCCCTGAGTCGCCTGATGTAACGCATGTTTACGACTTTGAACTGCAGCATGCAAGCCCACCACCCCTGCCCTCTTTTAGGGGAGGCGCGATGGATGATTTAGAACTGAAGGGAACCGTCGTCACCAACCCCAGTAACGGACTCCACTTGCCTTTCGATAAAGCCGGCTGCCTCGTTATAGGACTCGAAGGAGAGCCCAGTGTAGTAATGAGGACGCACAGCTGCGCGCGCGAAATGTCGGGCGACGATCAAAACACTAATGCTGCCGATCAGATCAGCTTCGACACATCCGTGAAGCTCCCAACCGCCGACGTATCTGAACATCGCCCATGTCCATCAATCTCTGATTGCGAGAGATTCATCGAGCGGAATTGTGCTGTCAAGCAACGAGGTATGAAGGTTGCTGCAGTAGCAACGCCGTGCCGCATGAGCACCAGCGGAGGCGTCGACCACGTCGCCCTCGGACACAGTCTCGCCCGCAAGGTCGGCGTGAATCTGGACAAGGCCCGTCCCAAGACCCGGCGCATGTGGGAGGCGCGCGGCCTGGCCGTGATTGCCCTATCGCGCGGCGACCTCACTGAGGCTCAGAAGATCATGCGGCCATTCAATCGCAACAGCGGCGCCCGGAAGGTGCTGGAAGGAGAGACGGCATGAAGCTCATGCTGGTCCACAAGTGGGCCGAGAAGTACTTCGATGAAGACAGCCGGCCAGATGCTCAGCTGCTGGGACGCTGGTGTCGCAATGGGAAAATCCCAGCGACCAAGGTCGTCGGCCAGTGGTACGTCGATGAGCATGCCTGGTTGGCCGGTGGCGACGACTTGGTCGCCAGCGTCTTGGCGGCGGCGTAACTTGCCATGATGGGACGTGCCCGCAAACCAAGCCGCCGCGACTGGCCTGCCAATCTGTACCCCAATCGAGATGGGTACAAATACCGGCATCCAATCACCCGCAAAGAGCACTTCATGGGCAAGGACAAGGCCAAGGCCTTTGCTGCAGCCAAGAAGCTCAACGCGCTGTTGATACCGGGCAATGACCTGGTCGGCCGAGTACTGACGCCGGGCGAGACTGTGGCTGACGCCATCAAGGTGTTTCGCGCGGATGACATCCCCGGTCGCAAGTGGGCACCAAAGACGGCCGAGGTGTACGAGAGCGTAATCAGGCGCATCGAGGCCGGCCTGGGCGCAACGCCGGTTGCCGAAGTGACAGTGAAAGCATGCGCCACTTTCATTCGCGAGGTGACCGAGTCGGAGCGCGCACGCCAGCAGTTCCGGCTGGTGCTCGGCTGGATTCTGGCCTGCGCCGTCGAAGAAGGATGGATCGACACCAACCCTGCCCTAGCCACCCGTAAGTTCTCCCACACCCGCAAGCGCGAGCGTCTGACCATTGATGACTTCCGGAAGATCTGGGATGCGGCACCGCAGTGGGTGCGCAACGCCATGGATCTGTCGCTGCTGACCTTGCTCCGCCGCGATGACGTGGTCAGCGCCAGGTTCTCCGACGTGCACGATGGCTCGCTATGGGTGATCCCCGCCAAGACGGAGGGCTCCACAAACATTCGCCTGAAAATTGCCGTGGCCGGGCCGCTGGCTGAGCTACTCGCCCAGTGCCGGGACTCGGTAGCCTCCCCGTTCCTGATTCACCGACTGCCGGAGAAGGCGCGCCCCAGCAACATGCGGGCAAAGGACCGAGAGCACCACACCCAAGTGCTGCCGGAGCAACTGTCCCGAGCGTTCGCCACAGCGCGCGATGCCGCCGGCATCGACGCCGACAACCCGCCGACCTTCCACGAGATCCGCAGCTTAGGCGGCGCACTGTTGAAAGAAGGCGGCTGGACGAACGAGCAGATCCAAGCACTCATGGGCCACAGCAATGTGGCCATGACGGAGCATTATTTGGGGGGCCATGAAGCGCCATGGCAACCGGTTAACACCGGAATCGCGTTGCCTCGATAG